TCGACATCGGGACTGACCCTGTGCCGCCCGAATACGACCAGGTCCGGGCGGAACCCGATACCCGCTATCGCATCGTGATGGCCGAGGGCGTGACCTCTTGGCAGGTGATGACGGCGCTCAACGCCCTTGACCTGCTCGAGGGCGATGTCGACGCGGTGCCGCCCGAAGGCATGCTGGCGCCGGACAGCTATGAGGTGCGGGTCGGCGACACCGTGCAGTCGGTGCTGGACCGGATGGGGGACGCGCAGGCGCGAATCCTGGCCGAGGAATGGGCGAACCGGGGTCCGGATGTGCCGGTGGCGACGATCGAAGAGGCTTTGGTGCTGGCCTCGATCATCGAGAAGGAGACGGCTATCCCCGAAGAGCGGCCTCTGGTCAGTTCGGTGCTGGTCAACCGCATCCGGCAGGGGATGCGGCTGCAGTTCGATCCGACCATCATCTACGGGATCACGCGGGGGATCGGCGTGCTGGACCGGCCGATCAGCAATGCCGATATCGACGGCCGGACCGAAGCCGTTCGCCATGGCGAGATCCTGTACAACACCTATCAGATCGACGGCTTGCCCGCCGGGCCGATTGCCAATCCCGGGCGGGCGGCGATCCAGGCGGCCCTCAATCCGGCAGTCACGGACCTTCTGTTCTTCGTGGCGGATGGCACGGGCGGCCATGCCTTTGCGGCGACGCTGGAAGAGCATAATGCCAATGTCGCCCGCCTGCGGCAGATCGAGGCCGAGGCCGAGGCCGGCGGCGGCTGAGGCTGAGGCTGAGGCTGAGGCTGAGGCGGGCGACGGCGCGCGGTTAGGGATTTCTTAACCCTTTCAAGGGTATCCCGTCGCATACCTGAGCGTTTTAGTTGACTTTGCGCGCGCCCTGCGGTAAGGGTTTGGGCATGCTGGGACAGGCATGATGACGGCCCCGGGGGGTGACCCCTGGGGCCGTTCCTGTTTCGCGCCTGCCAGACCGGCATGACAACCACAACCCGAGGCAGACCGAGCATGGATGACACGACGAAGGCCACCATCCCGTCCGACAACGCGGGACTGAGGGAGGAGCTTGACGACGCGCGCAAGCTGTTGACGTCGGTGCGGCGCACACTGGCCGGACTTCTGGAGAGTGTGCGCGAAGGGCAGGGGTCGTTGAGCGAGATCGTGAAGAAACACGGCGAGTTGGAAACCGCGCTGACGCGCGTCTTTCAGACGGAGCAGAAATACAATGACTGGCTTGCCAAACGGTCAGGGGACCTTGCCCCTGGCGAGATCGACTTTGAGGCCCTTCGGGACGAGATCGGGTGCCGCCTGGCTCGCCTCGTTGAGTGCTGCCAGGAGGGGTGAGTTCCTCGAAGGGTTGGGCCCGCAGGAATTGCGGGCCCTGCCGTATCTGTTCGATTTCTGGGCGCATCCGCACCAGTTGCCGCCCGAGGGCGACTGGCGGGCCTGGGTGATCCTGGGCGGCCGGGGGGCGGGCAAGACCCGGGCGGGCGCAGAATGGGTGCGGGCGCAGGTCGAAGGGGCGCGTCCGCGCGACCCGGGGCGCTGCCGCCGGGTCGCGCTGGTGGGCGAGACGATGGACCAGGCGCGTGAGGTGATGGTGTTTGGCGAGAGCGGCATCCTCGCCTGCTCTGCCCCTGACCGGCGGCCCCTGTGGATCGCCGGGCGGAGGGCGCTGGTCTGGCCGAACGGGGCCGAGGCCGTGGTCTATTCGGCACATGACCCGGAGGCGCTGCGGGGCCCGCAGTTCGACTGTCTCTGGGCAGATGAGCTGGCGAAGTGGAAACAGGGGGCCGAGGCCTGGGACATGCTGCAGTTCTGCCTGCGGCTGGGCGATGATCCGCGGTCCTGCGTCACGACGACGCCGCGGAATGCCAAGGTCCTGACCGATCTGCTGAGGCAACCCACGACGGTGACGACCCATGCGCCGACCCAGGCCAACCGCGCCTATCTGGCGGACGGATTCCTGGACGAGGTGCGGCGGCGCTATGCCGGGACGCGCGCCGGGCGGCAGGAACTCGATGGGGTGCTGCTGGCCGACATCGAGGGCGCCTTGTGGACGCAGGGCATGATCGAGCGGGCCCATGTGGCCGAGGTGCCGGAGTTGAACCGGATCGTGGTGGCGGTCGATCCGCCCGTCACCGGAACCGCGCGGTCCGATGCGTGTGGTATCGTGGTGGCGGGGTTGCGGGCGGAGGGCCCGCGCGAGGGGTGGCGCGCCTATGTGATCGAGGATGCCTCGGTTTCGGGCGCCTCGCCGACGCAATGGGCGAAGGCGGCAGTGGCGGCGCTGGAGCGGCACGGGGCGGACCGGCTGGTGGCCGAGGTGAACCAGGGCGGGGCGCTGGTCGAAACGGTGGTGCGCCAGATCGCGCCGCATGTGCCCTACCGGGCGGTCCATGCCACGCGGGGCAAGGTGGTCAGGGCCGAGCCGGTGGCGGCGCTGTATGAACAGGGCCGGGTCTTTCACGCGCGAGGCCTTTCGGCGCTGGAAGACCAGATGTGCCTGATGTCGCGGCAGGGCTTTCAGGGCCCTGGCAGTCCTGACCGGGTGGATGCGCTGGTCTGGGCGCTGACCGAGGTGTTGATCGCGCCCGGCAGCGGTGTCGACGCCCGGATCAGGGCGATCTGACCTGTAGGATGGGCAATATTGCCCATCCTACCTGTTGCCTCACCGGCCGGGCACCGTTCGCTGACCTTTTCGCCCGTTAACACCTGGGTGTCAGATTGTCCCCAACTTCGCGACAGGAGCGACGGATGTTCGACTTTCTCAAGCGCCGGGTGGATGAGGTGAAGCCCGCCGAGGCCAAGGCCTCGGCCGCCGGGCGGATCGTGGCCTGGGGCGGCGCGGGGCGCGTGGCCTGGAGCCCGCGCGACGTGGTTTCGCTGACCCGGGCCGGGTTCCAGGGCAATCCCGTGGGCTTTCGCGCGGTCCGGCTGATCGCCGAGGCGGCGGCGGCGCTGCCGCTGATCCTGCAGGACCGCGAGCGGCGGTACGAGTTGCATCCGGTGCTGACCCTTCTGGGCCGTCCGAATGCGGTGCAGGGTCGGGCGGAGTTGCTGGAGGCCCTCTATGGCCAGCTTCTGCTGACCGGAAACGGCTATCTGGAGGCCGTGGGGGCGGAGGGGCTGCCCTTGGAACTGCATGTGCTGCGCTCGGACCGGATGCATGTGGTGCCGGGGGCGGATGGCTGGCCGGTCGCCTTTGACTACAAGGTCGGCGACAAGACGCACCGCTTTGGCGCGGGGCCGGCCGGGCAGGTCTGCCAGATCAAGTCGTTCCATCCGCAGGATGACCATTACGGGCTGTCGGCCCTGCAGGCGGCGGCGTCGGCCATCGACGTGCACAATGCGGCCAGCCGCTGGTCGAAGGCCCTGCTGGACAATGCCGCCCGGCCGAGCGGGGCGGTGGTCTGGAACGGGCCGGGCGCGATGAGCCAGGATCAGTTCGAGCGGCTGCGGGACGAGATGGAAAGCCAGCATCAGGGGGCGCGCAACGCGGGCCGGCCGATGCTGCTGGAAGGGGGTCTTGACTGGAAGCCGATGGGCTTCAGCCCGTCGGACATGGAGTTCCAGCAGACCAAGGAAGCGGCGGCGCGCGAGATCGCCATCGCCTTTGGCGTGCCGCCGATGATCCTGGGCATTCCCGGCGAGGCGACCTATGCCAATTATCAGGAGGCGCAGCGCGCCTTCATCCGGATGACGGTGCTGCCGCTGGCCACGCGCGTGTTGCGGGCGGTGGCCAACTGGCTGGAGGACTTTACCGGCGAGGAGCTGGATCTGCGGCCCGACGTGGACCAGATCCCGGCCCTGTCGGTCGAGCGCGAGGCGACCTGGCGGCGGGTGGCCGAGGCGGCCTTCCTGACCCAGGCCGAAAAGCGGGCTTTGCTGGGCCTGCCCGCGGTGGAGGTGGCGGCCGATGGGCGCTGAGGAGCGGCGCGAACGTTTCCTGTGCGCCCCGGGCCTCAGGATCGAGGCGCATGAGAAGCTGGCCGAGGTGCAGTTCCGCCAGATGGCCGAGGCCATCGACCGGCTGGAGGTGCTGATCGACCGGCTCGACAAGCGGATCTGGCTGGCCATCTACGGCGTCTCGGCGGCGATCATGGCCGATGTCGGCCAGCGCGTCTTTCACCTGATGCAATAGGGGGGTCCGATGGACCTGGAGCACAAGTTCGCCCGGCTGGGCGGGGATGTCACTGTCACCGACGGCACCGCCATCGAGGGGTATGCCAGCCTCTTCGGCGCGACCGACCAGGGCGGCGATGTGGTCGAGGCGGGGGCCTACAAGGGGTCGCTGTCGCGGCTGGCGGCGATGGGAGGGCGCGTCAAGATGCTGTGGCAGCACGACCCGGCCGAACCCATCGGCGTCTGGGACGAGGTGCGCGAGGATGCGAGGGGCCTCTATGTGAAGGGCCGCATCCTGACCGACGTGGCGCGCGGCCGCGAGGCGGCGGCGCTGATCGGGGCGGGGGCGATCGACGGGCTGTCGATCGGTTATCGCACGCTGAAGGCGGTCAAGGATGACCAGGGCCGCCGGCGGCTGAACGAACTGGAACTGTGGGAGGTGTCGCTGGTGACCTTCCCGATGCTTCCGCAGGCGCGGGTCGCGGCCAAGGGTGACGAACCCGGGGACGAGGGCCTGCGGCGGTTGGCGGCGGTCTTTCACGAGGCCCGCCGCGCGATGGGGACGACCCCGTAACCGGCCAGGGGCAAGCCCGGCCAATCACAGGTGAGCAATGACCAAACCCGAGACCAAGGCTCGGGCCGGGGAGGGTCTGTCCCCGGCCGAGGACCTGAACGCCGCCATGACCGGTTTCATGGGCGATTTCAGGCGCTTTGCGACCGATATTCAGGTGAAACTTCAACAGCAGGACGAACGGATGACGAAACTCGACAGGAAGACCATGCTGGCGGGGGCCCAACGTCCCGCGCTGTCCGCGCAGGCCGAACAGGAGGCCCCGCACCAGAAGGCCTTTGCCGCCTATCTGCGGTCGGGCGACGATTCGGCCCTGCACGGGCTTGAGGTCGAAGGCAAGGCGATGGCGATGAATGTCGGTGCCGACGGCGGGTTCCTCGTCGCGCCGC